CCTCGCAAAAATTCGGACATATTGAATACAATATATCTTAAAACCCAGTGGGACGTAGGATGGTGTAAACCATCGTTTATATTATATTACAAAATGTAACCGTACACAAATATACCATCACACAGTATATTCGGAACACTTTTAAAGTGTGTTAAACTTTTTTCTTAATTTGATGCAGGTACTGTAGAAGCCAGTACAGTAGGCACATTCAAGAAAAATACAAAATTAAAATCAGTACCTATACTGAAATAAAAATGTGTATTAATCCAAAGAGGATTAGCACCAGCAGCTGGTGAAACTTCATTTAGAACCTTGAAAGAATCTTTTGTCGTTTTTGGACCAAAAGTATCAAGAGAACCTAAAGTTCTATATTGAGCTGAATTATCTCTCATTCTTAATTTTGAATAATAAGGAAGAGAAACACCCAAAGAGGCTTGAGTCTTTTGATCGGTTAAAGAAATACCTTCAAAAGAATTAGTGTTATTAACAGAATTACTTCTGCTTTTAGCAGATCTGTTAACTGCAGCTAGATAGGAACTTTCAATTCCTTCATAATCAGCTACCACTAAAGTTTCCTGCACTCTATCAACCAATAATTTGGTAATATTAGTAGGATTACTCGAATTAATATGCCAATGAACGGCTCCTCGGCTACCAACAAAGCAAGCTCCTAACCAATTAAATGGTATATTCTTAACAAAATTATATTTGCCAGGAACAGCAGCTACAATACAATCATGAATACCATTAGGATCATAACCATTATACAATGGATATCGCGACATACGTCCACCTAATAAATTCATAACCGCAGTTGGTGTCAAATTTTCATGAGTTGTACTACGAGAATATGTAGTTCTACGCAAAACTTGACGAAGAGATTGAATAGATTCTCCCATGTGAGCTAAATAAAGAGCATTATGTGTTGCAGATTTATCTTGAATCTTCAAAGTGGTTGATTGATAATCAATATCACCACTTTGGGGTAGAAGATCATATCTTCTCAATCTTTTAACGTTCTTTCGCATTTGATTTTCTAAACAATCAACTGGATCATTTTCAATATATAAAGTATCGACAATTTTATTGATAGAATCATTACAATGATCATCGATTTCGCGAATCATCTTTTTGATTTTTCTTTTAGTTAAACATTGTGGTGGTGAATCTTCCATAGGAAGATCTTCCATACCACCTTGTGGAACATTATCATAAAATCCATGATCATCATTTAATTGTTTAGGACATGCTAATTCAAAATTCGCACCACATCTAGCAGATACTACTACAAAAATATCAGCACTAGCTGAAGGAGATGTTTGTGCATTAACTACATCAACTTTAAGGAAACCATTACTAGATTCACTTTCTGAAGGTAGAACATGCGTATGATCTCCCCAATATGGAGTTAGAGTGTTATCAGAAGTATCTTGCCACATAGCTGCTTGATTATATTGGACACTAAATTCGACATCAGTGGTTTCGTTGATATCTACAATTTTAGAATAATTATAGACTTCTTCATCACCACCTGAAACAGAAATAGGATCCCATGATATACGAACTCTACCTCGATGGTATTGTGTACAAATAAATCGAAATCTATAAACAATATCACCACGCCAATATCTGAACATACGATTGACATATCCCATTGGTGTGAAATTTAAGAAAACTCCATTAACTGGATGAAATTCTCTTTGAAATAGATTAGGATTAACTTCCATAGTTAAAATTCTATCTCCAGATACACGAGCTGCGGTCCAAGCAAAATCAGATATATAAGATTCTTTACTACAAAAATTCTTAATAATCAATTCATCTTTTGAATCGGCACCACAGACAGTATTATCAATAGTTAGTTCATTCTTTGGATCAAAAGTCAATTTATCAACTGGTGTTGATATTTCACTGGATGCTAAAGCAGGAAATGGAACGGATTTAAAACCATCCATATCCTTAATATTTGGGACATTAGTAAATCCTAAATATGAAGCTATACCAGCTACACCTTTACCAACCACAGAAGTTGCCTTCATATATTTTCCAATAACTGGAAAATCACTCAAAGTATCAGCAACACTAGCTATAGCACTTGCCGGTTTTGAGATTAAACCATCAGTATTGTATTCATCAGTACCAGATTGCACTGCTACTTCATATGTTGGACCTGATATGCGAACATTTTCAGCCCAACAATAAATTTGAATATCAACATCTGTACCAACTACAGCATTGGCGTTAGACAAAACACCAACCGAATCAATACTTACAACACCCATATTCTGCAAAGCAGTAGCTGAAGTAAGATCCAACCAATTCAGTGGATAAAGAAATGGCAATACCATTTCTCCTCCTTGATTGTTTTGTGGATATAACCACACATGTGGCCTCTGGGATTTAGGTAAAATAGTGCCACTTGCACTAATACCCATCAATTCTCCAGATGCATATGTGGTTAAAGGTTTATATGAAGTTAATGCTAAACCATAATAAAATGGTGATGCATTGACAACAATTTTAATTTTAAGATTACAATTAATAAAAGCATAATTATCAACTTTCTTTTTAATAGTAGCATTATTGAAAAATAAATGCCATGGTTGGAAAGTCTGATTTATAAGAGATCCTTGCGCCCAAACATAGGACGCAATTTTCACTGGACGATTTAAAAAAGTTTCCAGTGATGAATCTACTAACGCATCATCATAAAACAATGAATCTAAATTATCAGTATAATTATATGATTCACCTTTATTAGAATCGATAAATTCAGTAATAACCTGTCTCTTCATTTCAGATGAAGATGCGGTAACTTCATTAATATAATCTCCTCTTTCAGTATCTACATGAGCTGTAGACGCGCTTGTTTTTGTGTTTAATTTTTCAGCGAGTTGGGTAATTAAAGTGTCTAAAAAGATAACTCAATCATAGAGAGACACTATATGTGTGTGTGAGTCCAGCCGGCTCATATATAAAAATATATTTCGGGGAACGCCCAGGCAAGAAAAACTAGTAAATCCACACTCTTATATACGTTGCAACACATATAATGCGTATATAAGCAGTAACTATTTACTAGCGGTGTTTTTGGTTATAGACATATCACCAACGCCTGATTGATTTTAGGGTTCAATCAAACCCACGCTTTTGTGATTAGTGTTTAAGTTTACGGAGATTATTCTCCTTAAACTCATTCACTAATTGTTCCCATTCAGGAACATTTTCGATCCAAAAGCTGATCTGTGCGTGCTCAATATATTCCATAAATAAAGCTCTTTTCTCATTGAAAATATCTTTTCCATAAAAGAAATACTCTCTTATGGCTGATGAAATAATAGCACACATTTGTTCTTCAGCACATATGCTTTTAGATTTAACCCATACCATTAACATTTTTTCAATAGAATCATGATCTAAAGGACATAAATAATTCTCCAATACTGGTGAATATACCCATGTTCTTTTCAAGAAACTAGCATCTTTAATGTTAATATAAGGAATACTTTCAGCTTCTTTATCAGCCATTGTATAAACAATGCCAAAAGATGCCAAAGCTTCTACTATATTCGTATGGTTAAACCATGGAATTGTTTTTGAAACTCCCATGATATTATCATCGCCATATGTCATAAGATTAACATTAGCTTGAAAAGATCTAACTTCTTGTTTAGGATTTAAAATAAGATAACAGTATCTTATATATAAAGAATTTACTAAACTATTGATAATAACCGTTAGGGGATGACCTGATGGATTAGAACCAAAAAGTTTGATTAAATCTCCATTATAATCTATCAATGGAAAAGCTACATCTTCAGCAATACCACGAACAACTAAAAGATCTTCATGAGAATAATTTCCTGAAGCTTTACAGATATTCATAATAATATTAAAAGCTGACAAAATAATTTCAGCAGGCATACGTTTATCAAATGATTTATAATCGCCGGCTACTATATTATCAACTCCATGTTTGGTTAAAAAATTATAAATTTCCGTCCAATCTGAAGAATGACAATTAGTACCAGGAGCAGCTTCAAAAATAAATTTATTGTTCTGTAATACTCTAATAAAAGATAAACAGTATTTTCTTACAACAATACTCCAATCAGCTGGTGCACCAGTGAAAACTCTTGTTTTTTGCATTTTTTGTTTCTTAAAAGAAACAGCCTCATCTTTTAAATGAGCACAAAAATTTGGTTCCACAGTTTCACCATCTTTGTATCTACTGATAATATCATCAACTCTTTCCAGAATTTCATCATTAAATTCTACTGGATCCTGAAGATCATGTTGAGGTGTAATGTTTTTAATAAAATATTTTTTACTCTTTTTCCATGGATTTCCCATACTAGTATTTCTATTCATTTTATCAACATATGCTACACCTGCAGCTCCATTAACAGCTGTAAAAGTATCATATACCATGATATCATTTAAAGATTTTTCAGATAATTTACTCAAAATATCATGAGTAAAAGATTCTTCACAAATTTTTAAAATATCAGAATCAATAGTATGAGCTACTTCAACAGAATCTAATAAGGCTATGCGGTATGGCATATATCCTTTCATAACAGGTGGTCCATATTTAACTTTATATCCTCTAAGAGATAAAAATTCATTTGCAATAGTATTACAGACACGTGATTTACCACCAGGTCTATAACCAGTAAATGAACCATAAACTAAACCTTGTCCAGCTTCAATATATCTTAAAGGAGATTTAGGATGTAACAACGTTAAATCTCGAGGATAATTAGCGGCAGACAATCTAGGATGTCCTGATTGTACCATAAAAGGTTCAATTTTGTAAACTACGGCATTTAACCATAATCTATCAATACTCAAACTTCCTACTAAATCATCTTTACCGATAACATGAAGAGCTCCAATAAAAGGACCCATTTCAGATTGTACAATTAATGTAGATCCACAATCACCATATCTGGTAGGAACTGTAACAACTCCTTTCCAAATATCAGTAACCAAAGATAATGCACTAATAGTAACATTACGTTCTTTCACTAATTTTTTCACAGGTAAATAATTAACTGATCCATCTTCCAATCTTTTGATATAATGTCCATTTGTTTTCAAGGAAATATCATTAGAACCGAAATAATCAATTACTTTTTTCCCTGGTGGACTCTTTGAAAGTCTAATAATAGCTAAATCTTTTTCCGGAAATCTACGAATATCAGAATTTGAAAGATATGAAGTCATATTAGAATTAATACCATCTTTAGATATATGATTAATTAAATCAAATTTAATTTTCTTCATATATGGAATAGAATGATTATTAATCAAATATAAATGACCACCTAAACAGAGAGCCTTGGTGACTTTCAT